CGCATCCACGCTCCACCCGCTCGCGACGCCGACGCCATCCAGCGCCACCATCACCGTCCCCGTCACCGGCCGCGTGATGATCCGGCGCAGCGCGTCGTCGCCCTCGCCATAATGCTTCACCATTACAAAGCGCGTCCGCACGCCGTCGCCCGCGCCCAGCAATTGATCGAGCGCGGTCGGCGTGCCGGTCATCCCGTGCGAGCTGTCATCGAACGGATCGCGAAAGCGGAAGGCGCGCGCAGCACCCCGCCGCGCGCGAAAGAAGGCGATGAGCGCACCCACATCCGCCTCGGAGCGCACCCCCGGCCCCGCGTCATAGCCCATGCGCGCGTCCGCCCAGTCGGCGTTGCGCTGCTCGAAACCAGCAGCGGTGGTCACGATCGCGGTCGAGAAGCCCGGCTCGACGCTGGCATGCGCGCCCACCGCCAACGGAAAGTCCACATCGTCGAACGCCTGCACATCCGCCTCCCCAAGATCGAAATGAACGAACCCGTCGCGCAACACCTGCGGCAGCGCCCAGACGAAGGTCTCGGCCGTGCCGCGCTTGGCGGCGGCCTCCGCCGCGTCCGCGATCGCGCGCCACTGCGCCCGGTCCTCCGCATTGAGCACGAAGCCGCTGTAATAATGCTGCTCTGAGACCGGATAGCCCAGCCGCGCGCTCGCCTCCGCGATCCCGCGCGCCGTCGCACCCTCATCGCCGCGCGTCACCCAGTCATAATCCTCGAGCTGCAGCACGTCGAAAGCGGGCGACGCCCACCCCATCGGCAAATTGGCCCGCCGAATGTCCGGCGCGGCCGGATCGAGCACGCTCGGCAGATAGGCCAGCAGCAATATCTCGGCCTCCGCCGCCTCGTCCCGCACCGCCACCGCCAGTGCCGCGGTCGATGCCGCCAGCAGCGCCCCGGCCTGGTCGAGCAGCGCCTTTTGCGGTGCCGACAGGTTGCCCCGAACGTCCGCTATCGACACCGGGCTGCCCCCGAACGCCGCAATCGCCGCGTCGTCGTACAGGCACGGCCTGCCGTCGGCCGTCACCCACCACCATGGCTCGCCGATCTGGAAGCGCACCGCCGCCCCCACATCGCGCGCCATTCCCGCGAACGCCCGCGCAACCGTCTGGAGATACGCCATCGCCTCGTCGTTCGCCGGGGAAAGCAAGGTAGACGGCGGCACCCACCCGGTCAGCGCGGGTGCGCCATCCTCTGTCCGCTGCTTCCACGCCGGCGGACAATGCGTGTCGAACAGCTCGTAGGACAGCGACAGGATCACATCATAACCGGACGCCTTGGCCCGCGCGATGAAGTCGGCATGCCACGCCGCGCACGCCACGTTCAGCGCTCCGCCAGCGCTTGTCGCCAGATAGTCGCTGCCGCTGCGCGCGAGCCGGAAATAATGGCTCATCCCGACATAATGGCTGATGATATCCCGGTAACCCAAATGAAGGATGTTGCGCAGCAATCGCGCCGGCGTGAGGTTGTAGCTGTCGTCATATCCGCCCGCGATGCGCAGCCCGTGTTCCGGCAGCAGCGTGTCGCCGATCGCCAGCGTCGATCCCCCGCCCTCGCAGCGCAGTTCGCTGATCTCGGCCCAGCTTTCGACCGGCGTGGTCAGCGAGGCATCGCTCATGTCATAGCCCGGCGGCACCAGCGAGATGAACATCCGGTCGATGTCCCCGGCCCACACCGGATCGGCCTCGCCCGGCAGGATGAAGCCGCCGTCGATGTCCGCGAAATCGAGCGCGATGTCCGCGTCGTCCGGATCGCCCTCGGCATAGTTCCACAGCCGCACATACCAGGTGCGCGCGCCTCCATCGGCACCGCGTCCCTCGATCGTCAGCGTCGGACCATTGATCGCATCCAGCCCGACCAACCCGGCCGACCGCCAGCGGAAGCGCAGCCGGCACTGGCGGAAATCGCGCGCGGTCTCGTAAGCCAGCAAGGGATGGTCATGCCGATCCTCCGCCTCCCAGATCAGCCCGCACAGATCGTCCCGCCGGTAAAACAGCGCATCCACCCGCAGCGCATCGGCGTCGGTCGTCGTCACCGCCGCCATCATCGGGCGCGGAAAATTCACCGTCCAGAACCGCGGATCGAACCGCTTGATGAACGAGCGAACCTGCTGATCCGCAGGCGAAGCAAGCCAATACCCCACAAATCCTCCCCACACCGTGGGGAGGGGGACCATGCAAAGCATGGTGGAGGGGGGCTCGCCCCAGGGCGCACCGCTCGCCGTTCCATCCCACCCCGGATACCATCGTCATCCCAGCAAAAGCTGGGATCTCATGTGTCTTCGATACAAAACGGAAAAGAGATTCCAGCTTCCGCTGGGATGACAGCTATGTTCACTCAGCCGCCACCAGCGCCGCACGCACGGCACGCGCCACCTGCCGCCCCGAACGCGCCAGCGCCGCCGGCTCGTTGCCGCCCGGCGCATTGATCGTGATCGACACCCGCACGTCGCGGCCTGCGCCATTTGCTCCGGACAACACCTGCCCGCTGGCCGCCGGCACGAACAGTTCCGGCCCGCGCTCGCCCACCATATAGGCCCGTCCGGGCGAAACCGGCCCACCCGTCGCCCGGCCCGGCGCGCCCAGCAGCGCCCCGATCGCCGTCGTCGCCAGTGACAACAGCCCGCCCGAACCGGCGCCGCCCGCCATCGCGCCCACGCCATTGCGGATCGCCGCCGCCGCGATCTCGTCCATCACGGACAGGGCGACGCGCTTGAGATCGTCAAAACCCAGCTTGCCGCTGCGAATGCTGCGCAGCAACGCGCTCTCGATCGTCCGGCCGGCCCGCTCCGCCCCGCCGCCCAGTCCATTCTCGATCGATCCGCGCATCGCGTCCACGTCGCGCGCAAAACCAGCGGTGTCGGCGCGCACGCTGATCACCAGACGCTCGATTTCCTCATCCATCGGGAAACATCTCCATCAATCGCGCGACGTCGCTCATCCCCGCGCCCGTCACGGTCTCGCCCCCGTCGAGGGCTTGCAGCACGCACAGCAACTCAGCCGGCGTCGCACCCCAGAACTCCCCCGGCCGCCACCCGAGCAACACTCCCGCCAGCCCGGCGAGGCGCGATGCTGTGGTTTGAAAACTTTCTGCCGTGTCATCCCCGCGAACGCGGGGATCCAGCTGCAGGGTGTCGAATGGATTCCCGCCTGCGCGGGAATGACTATCCATGAGCTAGCTTCCCGCCAAAATCTGCCGGATCAACACCCGCAACACCGGTGTCGCCGCCGCAAGCCCGCCCTCGGCCACCGCCTCGCCCAGCCGTTCGCGCGTCAGCGCCTCGGGCCGATCCGCAACACAATGCCAGAACAGCGCCACCATCTCGCCCAGCCGCAACCCGCCCGAAGCCGCGCGCTCCACCAGCGCGAACAGCGGCCCCAGCTCCTCTTCAGCGGCAACCAGCGCCGCAAAGCTCGGCCGCAACACCAGATCGGCCCCCGCCACCCGCAACCCCGCCTCTCCCCGCGCGAGATTGGCAATTCCTCTCCGGAACGGGGAAGGATCTACGATTGTCCTCATAGCGACGTGACCGGCCCGCTGCTTTCCAACGCCAGTGTAAAATTCCGTTCGCCGTTGAAATCACCGGCATAGTCGAGCCGCGTCAGCAGGAACTTGCCCTGCATCCGCTCCCCGCTTTCGAAGGTCAGCTGGTAATCGTCGACGATCCCGCCGAGTGCATTGTTCTTCAATCGCACTTCCGCCGCCGACCCGGTGAACACGCCCGCCCCAGAAACCGAGACCGACCGCACCCCCGCGCCCGGCAACAGCTCACGCCAGCCGCCGGACGATTTGTTGGTGATCACCACCGCCTCGCCATTGATCGAAAGCTGCGTCGTCCGCAGCCCCGCGACGGTCGAATAGACCGGCGTCCCCCCGCCGTCGCCGATCTTCAAAAGAAACGCACTGCCCTTCTCGGCCGCCATGATTATCTCCTATTGAGTAAACGAAATCCCATCGCTTCTTTGCCCTCTCCCGCGCGCGGGAGAGGGTTGGGTGAGGGTCTTCTT